TTTGCATAAATAGCTACTCCAACATAAGCACCACCACTATCAGGTGTAATCACACTAAAAGATGATCCTGCCGCAAGCACTCTTTGACCTGGCGTAAATTCAGAATTAGTTGTTTGGAATGAGGCATTATTAGGAACAGTTGCAGGACTTCCTGAATAATCAACCCATACATTCGCACCTGCGGAATAAGAAAAGCAAACCTTATATGCTGATATTCCACTTTCAGTTGGTAGTGTAATTGACGCCGCCAAATTCTGGGTTAATAATGCACGATAAAGTAAATTTGATAAATTAGGTGCATACGCATTTCTTCCTTGTGAATCTGTACCAAATACTAAGTTATTTGTGGTCATAAAATTTAATCTCCATTAATTCTGATTAAGCTGCCTCATAGGAAAAAATACCGGAAAATCCTTTTGTTCCTGAATTAGTCCATCCCGTTGCTAATGATCCTGTCGTATTATAAAGCGTTAATGTAGTTCCAGAAACAGCACCAGAACAAATAGAATTAGCAGTATTATCTTGACAGAACTGGAAACCTATAAAATTATTATTGGAAGCATTTACTGCTACAGGTAGATTTGTAATAGTAAACGATGTCGCATTACTTGTTCCTGAAAGATAAATTGAAACAAAAACTGTTTTTCCAATTTGTTTCCATCTTGCAACATTGATTGTAAGCGCCCCTGTGAATCCTGTTGCTCCAATCGTTCCACTAAAGTCTATCCATGCACCTGGCAAGAACGACCAGTTACCTGCACCATCGGTTATTAGTGGTGCATTAGCTGTACCATCTGCGGGTGGTAATATAAAATCGAGACTCGAACTTTGCGCTGTTGGAATTGATAATCCTATAAAATGATTATTTGCTGCATTATAAAAACGGAGTTTCGCAGAATTAGTCAAAGATGTATCGTAAATATTAATTAAACCGCCTTTAATTCCAAAGGACAAAGGTACTGCGGCATCTGCACCTACTGTTCCAACTGTGACAGGATTGCCAGTTGAATTATTTAAAATGAAAAAATGGTTAACTGCATTCGCAATTGCTGGCTGAGGATAAGAAAGAATTATATTTCCATTAGAATCAACTACAGAATTAGATGGAATAGTATTTGATATTGAAGGTACACCTAAACTATTTGTTGTTAATATTCCATTAGCTAATGTAGGCAATCCACTTACAACATTACCGTTTGTTGCATACCAAGCAACTTGATTTTGTAGCCCTGGATTAACACCACCACCACTACCACCACCTGATATAGTTGCTGCGATGATAGCCGTATTGGTTGGATTCTTAATCCATAATTGGTTAGCGCCAAGAATAGGTAAAATGGTATCATTAGGAATAGTTAAAAATTCAGAATAATTATAACGAGGCCCTACTTGGCTATTAACAAGCTGACTTTGTTGATCGACTAAAGTAAGAATGCCAACATCATTATTAATCATTGATGGTGTGAAGTTTGTATTAGTGTAGAGATTTTCTCTATTAGCAGGTGTTTGTCTTAAAATAGTTACCATATCACCGGCAGTAGATGGCGTGACTAATGTGACTTGTACCGTTAAACTTCCGCCAATAAATGCTACTGTATATTGAGATGAACTTAATTTCTGAGTAACATCATTTGCAGCAACGCCACTTGCCCTACTATAAACGACAACATCACTTGCTGCATTTGCTGTCCAGTTGGTTGAGTAAACTGTTTGACCGCCGCTAGCGATTGCTTGCGTGAGTGGCAAAATATCATCGATGATAACCTGTGTCATTATTGAATTCCTTTTAATGCTCTGGCTTGCGCCCTTGTTTTAGGTAAATGTACACTTTCAATTAATTTGTTTTCCATCCCTCTTAACCAGATCGCATTAGCAAAGGGGAGCATACTGACAGCTTTCTTGGCATCATTTTCGTTAAATTCGCCTGTCGCCATAGCATCTAAAACATTAATGATCTTATTACCAGTTTGCCATGACGGGCCTAATATTCCTGCGCGAGTCCTATCTTTAAACTTATCACTTCTCATATTAGGTAGAAAGTGATTTCCTGTTAACATATCTATCGTTGCCAAATCATTAGCAAAGAAACTGAATACGCCTGAATTATTGAACGCTGACCAAAAGAACTGTTTAGGTGTCATCTTTTCAGGGATTGGTTCTTCGCCTCTTGCAATACGACGTATAGGGTCAATCATGGCACCACTTGCAAGCATCATCATCATGCCTACCATCTTCTCACTATCTGGCTGTTGTAAAAGAGGTATAAAGTAACGATTGACAGATGCAAAACCCCAGCCTGAGAATCCTTTGAATATCGAACCCATAATACCAACGATACCATTATCATCTGTCCAGAAAGGTGAATCAGCAAGACCAGCATGTAACTGTGTATCATTCACAGTTCTAAATACTGCATCGCCAAATACATTCGATGCTTCGTGATCTTCCCATTTCCAAAATCCTGAAATATAACCGCCTAATTTTGTCTTTCCAGTCTTTACTTGCTTATGAGCATAGACCATTCTTTTTGCCCATTTCTCTGGGTCAATGCCATATTTACGAAGATAAAGGCCATCTCTTTCTCGCATTGAGCCTTTTGTAAAATCGTATAATATCTGCATGATTTTAGATTGTGTTGCACTAGCTGTCATGCGCTGTAGGTAATTATCTACATATGCCGTACCAGTGAAATTAGAAGATGAATGAGAAATATGTTCAAGAGAATTAACTATTTTCCCCATATTCAAATATGGATTAGTCATGCTCCCGAAGTTTCTATCTGAAACCGAATTCTGAACATCTTGTAATGCCATATGAATGTGAGGCGCGGCTTCTCTTAATGCTTCACTATCTTTTGTCTTTAACATGCCGCCTAAACTTTCAATCATCGGAACTATAGAATCTCTAATCAAAGGCCATGTTCCATGCTGCATACCTATAGCTGTCATATCATTAATTTGAGTAGCTGGAACAAATGGCAAATTGACCCATGAAGTAATAGCCATAATAGAATTTTTAACTTGTCTTGCTCGCAGTGAGATATTCTGTTTACCCATCATTTTATCATAGAGATGGCTAAGGTCTTTCAAATCAGAGTTGAATCTTTTGTTTTCTTTAACGAGACGTTTATCGAGATTAGCAATTTCTTTCTTTAGTTTTTTAGCTTCACTTTCAGAAACTTTAGATTCAGATAATCTCGTCTCTAGTTCAGCTTTCTTTTTATTTATGATATCTCGACCGGCTTCCATTTCTGTATGCAATTCTTTTAGCACTGGTTCAAGACCACCATCAATGGAAACATCTTGGAATATATTCTTAAGGTGCGTTCGTCTTGCCATGAACAATCTATAGTTAGCAGTCTTTGCCATGAGATCATTCGTTAAGAATTTATTATCATATAGGATTTGATCTGGAATCATTAAAGACCTGGATTTGAGAGGATTCTCTTTTGATATTCCCATATATCGGCCCATGACTTGATCTATCGTATCTTCAGCCGTTTGATTCATTATAGTTGAATAATAAGCTTTGGCAGCTTGTTCACGATGAAAATCAGATTCAAACCGATCTCTAAATTTCAATCTCTCATTTGGATTTTTAAATACTCTTACTTCAGAACCTTCAACCTTTCGATAGAGATTAGGATTGACTTCGCCGCTCTGAAGTAAGTCATGTAATTTTTGATTTTCTTCTTCTAAATCACGCTCTAATTTATCAAGTAATGTTTGCTCATTCTTTGCCACTTCAGAGCCAATAGCTGCCTTTCTCTTATTGCCTTTAGCTGTTTTAACGGTAGCTGATTTTTGCGCTAGTGCTTCACGTTTCTGAGATTCAACTTTGAGATTGCGTATAACATCCTTTTGTTTATCTACTTCTTTCTGTACGCTATCTCTGCGCTTTGTATATCCTTCAATCTCTTTTGCTTCAGATGCAGACACGCCAGTATAATCATGGACGAGTAGATTAAGGTCTTTATCATTTCTTAGATCGTCATGCAGTTGTTCTTCAAGAGCTTTCTTTCTACCTGATAAAGCATTTAGTTGATCTCTTGATGCTTTCAATTCTGCATCTGAAACATTAGGCGTATCAATTAAAGCATCATGCGTTATTTTATGAGCTTCTAATCTCTGTGTGACATCATCAATTGGTCGCATTCTCTCAGTAATCAGATTATCTGAATCTTTCAGATATTTAGAAATTACTGAATTCCATTGATTCTCATTTACATTCATATAAGGCGTATCATAAACGCGTGTGATAAAACCTTCCGCCGTTGCAGGAATCATGAAATTCTCTGGCAGATTATAAGCTTTTCTAAAAGCTTTATATGCTTCATCTTTCTCTTTTGACATCATGGTTGCCGCTTCATTTACCGCAGCATGTTGGCTTGGAACTTTAGAGTGCATGACTTGCTGAACTTCATCATTGAATGCTTCTTTAGAAATGTATCCAGTAGAATCCATTTCTTTACCTAATAATTGCAATCCTTTATGACGAAGATATAAGCTTTGATCGATCTTAGTTCCAACGATACGGTTCTTAATATCAAAGCCATTACGTTCAAGATGTAGAGCATTGTATTGTGTTTGAACTGATCTCAAACGTGCAAACTCTTGCTTCATCAATGATTCAAATTTGATTGGAGATGTTCCACCTTCCGCAATTCGTTTGGTCATAAATGTATGATCTATGATTCTATCTGCTATACCACGAACAGCATTAAAAGGTGAAGTCATTAATCTAACTGTTGGTGAACCAAATAACTTATTACTCTGTAATTTTAATATGCCTTCACCAAGATAAGGTATTTTGAATGCGCCAGATCGAAAGAAAGTTGAATCAGCTAAATCCTGAGCATAGCTAACATTAGCAGCACTTAGGCTTCCAGTCGTATCAAAAGCTTTCACGCCTTCAATAATGCCCTTGTCATTTATATTGAATTTGTAGTCAATCCCATCGATAACAGATTTAGTTAAATTCTTAGTTTGCAATAATGACATCTTTTCAGTAAGTAATTTACCAACACCTAATGTACCAAATAATGCCGTACCGAAAACTGTATCAACAAATGTCTTAGATATGAAATCAACCATGTTGCCATTAATTTTATCTAGTTCTTCTACGCTCGATCTAGCAGCACCATAAGCCAAAGCGCCAGGAATAGCTTTTAATGCTGGCTTTAAAAAAGCCGGAGCAACTTTTGCATATTTAGCAATAGAGACAAGAGGTATCAAATTCAATGGGTCAACAACAGCACCAGTTAAACCACCGAACACTTTTGACATTAAGCTACCATTATTGATGGTATCTTGGTGTTCTTGTTCTTCAAGTATTCTATGATAACGATATTGTTGATCTTCGTCATTTTGTGAACCCATTAGATAATGTAAATTCTCAGGACGCACATTCACATATTTGTCTATATTATCTTTAGGCGTCCAACCTGCCGGTGCTGGATTATTAGTTATATTAGGTCGTTGGTATTTCTCATATAGATAATGCGCTAACTGAACTGGGGTATTAAATTCATAAGCTTCAGCACCAAATGTTTTTAATGCTGATGGTGTTTCACCGGCGCTCTCTTGGCCTTTTATTAATTCTGATTCTCCTAATCCAGTTGATTGAATCGGCGTTGTAAAAGGATTAGGTGCATCGAAGTTATAATTCATCGCAGCATTAGAAGATGATGATGGCAATGAGATATTCTCATCATTCGTAGAAGTGTCTGTTTCTACATTATCTATGTTAGTGAGTGCCATTCATGAAACCTTAATGTAATTTATTTTGCTTATTGAAATTCTCACGAATCTTTTTAATATCAGGTTGATAAGTTAAAACATTAAGATAAGGCGCAACTTGAAATAATGGCTGCATTCCAGCCGATGTATTGATATTGACATCCCATGAGTCAACAGAATTGCCCATCAATACTACGTCGAAAACATCTTCTTTAGACCCTTTTCCAGATCGTACATGACGTTTAATTTGTGCCGGTGGAGTAGTAGAGAATGGCGACCATCTACTTTTTTCACGTGGCGGCATTATTTCCCAATATTCATTAACTTCATTTTTATCGTAGGATTCTTTGATGCTTTTGAATTTACGCTCTAGTTGACCTAATAAATCTTGATGGATATATGGTGTTCCATCATCCGACGTAAATCCAACTTGTTTTTCAATGGGATGTAATGTCGTTGATTTCTCGCCATTAACATACGTATCACCGTAATTCTCATCAACAAATTGTTGTGTCAATTTCTTTGCTATATCGGCATTGCCATTAGACGCCTGATAGAAGGCTCCGAATTTTGTAATGATATCGTTAGCATAAACATTAGCAACTGCCGGATTAATGAAATTTGAATTTGAAAGACCTACTTGATTTAACATTGATGATTCTAATGTTTCACGCTTATTAATAGCTGATGTTGTAAGTCCATGTACGTAATCAGTCCATTTCTGTTTATTAGCAATCTTCATTGCTGGGTCTTGATTATACGTCAGGTTAATAGCTTCTTGAGCAGCCTTAGTTGGTTCCATTCCATTTCTAAGGCTCATATATAATTCACCTACGGCCTTATCATCATCGCTAAGTCCTATCATGGCATGACCCGCGTTTATTCGTCTTAAACTATCCATTTGCCTAATAGCTGATTCCATCATTGCTGGATTGCCACTTCGTAATTTATTTCTCATTGAATCAATAAATACTGGAACAGTTGAACCAGCATGAGCGGCAATATCGACTTCCGCATCATCTCTTGTTTGATTTATTCCTTTACTTTTATTATGTTCAATGGACGCATCAACTAATTTATTAAATGTTGAATTTTGCAATTTAGAGGTAGCATTCGCCTGTATTTCTGGATTACCCCAACCTTGAATTAATGAATCTTGTGCTAATGTATCAGATGAGTTTTTCTTTAATGCTTGGATATAATGAAACTGAACTTTCTCATACATTAATGGCGAGACTTGCTGTTGGAAATCTAGCATCTCAGATGGTGTAATCGTGTTAGGATTCAGAGCAATTCTATTTAACATTTGCTGAGATTGTATATTCTCATTTTCAGATTTTAATGATTCAATAAAATTAATTTGTTTGACAAAAGCCTGGCCTGCCGTCATCCATTGTTCTTCGGTCATGCCTTGTTTGTCTTTAGCATATTCTTTCTCAAATGCAGCATATTTATTGTTTTTATATGCCTGCATTGCGAGATACGTATATCGCCCATTTAATTCGGCCTGTACGGCTGAATCATGAGCGGCTTTTGCTTGTACGGGTGTTAGATAGCGATTTGCGAGTCCTGTAGATGAGCCAGCTTTAGCTGATTGAACAGCTAATGATGCACCTTTGAAATCCCCATTTGATGCTAACTCATAAGCATTTTTAACAGATAAATCTAATCCGCTCACAAGATTGTTTTTTTGATCTTCTCTTTGTTCTCTAAACATTCTCTCTTTATATTGAGTATTATGACTCAAGAGAGTTGAATTAAAAGATTGTTCTAACTTGCCTTTAATAGCAAATGGCGCATTTGACGCTATTTTATTTAATCCAGCTTGCAATTGATTATTTGTACGATCTATTAATTCAGGCGTCAATCTGGTCGCTTTACTCATTTCTATCTGAGCATTAGATAATAATTTATCCGCTTGAAGTGATAATGTCGCATGGGCTTCCGTGTTATAACTTTCAGCGAAATTCTTATCAAATTCAGTAATCGTAGGATAATTCCCACCTTCAGGATTCTTTCCTGCTTCATAGCCTAATTGAGCCGCCATCGCATTACTTGATGCTTGAGCGACATGCGAACCTATCGCGCTCAGACTATTATTTGCTTTAGCATATTCCAGATAGGCTGATTGAACGTCTGGCGTTGAGACTTCTTTAATCGTTTCACTTCTTTCAAAAATAGGAATATTCGGATGCGCCATCGTTATGACCCTACTTTAGTTAATCCGAAACCTTCGCCAAATGATTTATATGCCGCAGGATTAGTTGGAATTTTATTAAATACACTTGTGAAAAATTCATTCCTTTGATTTGCTTCAAATGCCTTTTGATGTAGTTTCGATGTTTCTAATCCAACTCTTAATCTTGATTCAGTATTCAATTGATTGATTTTTCTCATGCGCTCATCAGCATTGAAATTGCCTACTGATTCATTGGTTATTAAAGCTGCGGTTCCTGCACCCGCTCTGATACCACGTGCAGCGAACATTGCAGCTTGAGTACCTAGATTCTGTCTTAATTGCTTCATGGCTTGTAGGCTTGCTTCAGACGATTGTATGCGAGAAATTTGAATATTCTCATTAATCATGCGCTGTTCTAATTCAGCACCTTTTTGAGCGAAATCCATTTGTTGTCGGCGTCCTAACCAATCAGTAACAACTCCGGCGGCTTGCATAGCCAACATGAATGCTAACGGCATATTTTATTTATCCTTAAAAATTATGTATCTACTGAATAGAATACACCTATTAATTCTATATTAAATGGATCGTCATGCTCAATTGTAAACGAGGGGAAGTTAAAATCATCCCATCCAGACATAATGCTCATTTCGAAGAATCCCCGCGCTGGGAAAGGTGGTTGCCCTATATCAGCATTTTGAAATGATTCTAATGCGATAGGCACACCGTTAATTGTACCACCTATCGTATTATTGAACATAAAGCGAACAGACCTTATATGATTCGGCTTAGTCAATGTTGTATTTTGATTAGGCGGTGGAACCAAAGGCATAGGTTCTATGATAAGATTAATAGGGAATCCTATATAGCCTGTTGATACATTCGTCGCGACACCATGTGCATCGAATACAACTTGATTATTAAATCCAATAGCATCAAATCCAAATCCATCGCCCACCATTTTAACTTCTTGAGCATTGAATATTGTTCCTGTCGTAATCGTGCTAGTTGGCGCACCATTGAAATAAACAGCACAATCTAAGTGAACATCTTGGGATAGTTCCTCAAGTGTGAAGATTGTCGATAAAGGCCAAGGCTTAACAGTTGTATTAACCCCAATGCTTGACCATGTAATTGCGTTTGTTCCTGCAATCGCATCTTCCTGTGTCAGATAAACATTAAAATTATCAACTGTAAGTCCTACTCCCCAATAATATTGAGTCGTCGTTACTTGAGGTGAACTTGTAGCCAATGTTCCTGATGTTGCGAATGTAATAGCAGTAGGTACTCCAATTGCTAAATTCACACCTAATGCTTGTAAAACAGTCGGTGAAACTATGGCATTTAAACCTACTGCACTACCTGCGGTTGCTATTTGTCTTTGGTTTACAAACCAACATCGTCCATCGAAACTACTAGCTGCCTGTAAGAACTGAGCAGACCCATAAGATTGCTCCATCATCTGCGTTGTAAATCCACTTACTTGTTCGGATTGTAATGTTTGAAATACCGCCATCGTGCCATTTGCATTAACTATGAATACATAACGGCTACCCGCTCTTGTCAAATCTGCGAATGCTGTTTCATCGACAGGCGTTCTAATTGTTTGTTCATTTGATACTGATACGATGTTTGATGTATAAGCATTATTGATACCATCCCATATCATCGTATGAACATCATTCCCAGATAATACGATAATTTGATTATCGATTGCTTGCGGTTGCAATACATCAGCCGGTGTAGAATCTTGAAGTTGTAATGTAAATGTCTTTGGAGTAATTGAAGATATTTCAGATAATGGGCTCGAATAAATACCTGTATTCGTATGAATTGTTATGCTTCTAAATGGAACGATAAATCGAATAAAATTAATATCGTTCGATGATGGGTACCAACTTATTGCGTCATCATCATCAGTGGTTAAATCGCCAAAGTCAGTATAATCATTAATAACACTTGTCCAGAATCCATTAGGCAAACTATCACTATTAGCAAACAATGCTCTGTTTTGATAGCTAGAGCATTTCTGAGGCCATCCTCTGGCATCTGACCATGCAGGTTCAGCGAGTAAACATAAACTCCCCTGTATTGCACCAGTTCCATCAAAAGGTGTTTGAACTGCTACTGTGAAATGGCTTGTATCAGCTACGGCTGTAATCCTACCTGAACCACCAGCGCCAAAGAATGCACCGCCTACATAAGCAGATGTCAAAGGCGCATAAGCACCTGATAATGTAATTGTTACGGCATTTCCTATTACGGCACTTGGTGTAAATGTAATAGCATCATACGAAGTAACTGGGCCATTAAAATCATAGAATGGTAGATTCTTAAAAGACGAATTAGAAAATGTCCATGTGTTTTGAACATATACTGTATTTGTACCTGAACCATTATCCGTTAAAATAAAACCATTAGTTTGAAATTTTGCATCTTTTGCTGTGGGATATATTGTTATCACATGAGAACTATTTACATAAGCAAAATATGTAATACCTGCTTTTATCTGCGGTGTAGTAGTTGGTAATGCTCCGCTAGTTGTCACTCTGATAGGTAATACGTTCCCAGGAGTTAATGCGTTTGTCATCGTCCATTGGTTAGATGCAACACTTACAATAACATTGCCTGCATTAGCTGATCTTGTTAAATCAAATGGTTTAAATAATTTGCCAGCAACTCTAAATGCTGCGCCTAATACTGTTGTTGATAAATTATAAACACTAGCAGCATCGAACGTTGTTGTAACATTAGCTATCAAAATACCTTCAAGATGAATGGCAATATTTGTAGGAGAGAATACTAATTGATAAGTGCATTCATCTAAATATTGAAATGTCTGGAAATATATTTGATTGAATGCAGTAATATTGGCTAAAGTAGTTTGAAATAATGTTCCGAATCTTTTTCCTGCCGCACCAGTTGGATAGGTTAAAACATTCTGTGCTGTCTTTAATCCACTATGATACTGATTGAGCATCGCTCGCGCATACATGTATGGTGATAATTCACCTTTCGAGAAATTATCTTGTGACCATAATTGATAAGGCATTTACTACTCACTTTGATTAACCTATCTGTGGGCCAATGATACCAGTAATATTTCTCTTATCTAATACAGGAATATTAACTTGATTATATGATGGACGATTTTGTGCATCGGTCGCTGCCGCAATCGCCCATTGAATATCTTTTTGTCTCATTATAGCATTAAAATAATCTGGCTTTTGTGCGCTCGCTAAACAAAGCAATCCAGCTATCTCATAGATGAAGTAATTTATGAAGTGCATGGGCAATAAACTAATATCTGGCATGAAAGCATATTCCATGTATATAGGCCCAGATGTTCCCCAATTCGTATAAATTAATCCGCCTGAATAAATTTCATAAACATAATTATTAGGAATAATCCTAACATTCTTTAAAAATCCTGATGGTAAATAATAAACATTCTGCCAGTTTGTTTGAGGTGGCGGAATGATAGGTGATAATGTCAATTGCTGTATTTGAACCGCAAATCGCCAATTACCAGTACTTAATATGCTAGGTAAAAGCATATCAAAGAATTGTTCTGCGGCTGTAGTCAAGTCATCGGCATTGTCTAATGTCGTAACAGGTTTGTGACCAAGCAACATTACAGCCATGCTTATAATAGAAGTCTTGGTCACTGCCATTTTCTAATTTCCATTTAACTATTATGCAGTTGCAATAATCGCATACCAAATATGTGCGACCCATGTACTATCACCAGTAGTAAATGCACCTGTTGCGTTACTGAGATAAAGACCCTTGTTAACAGTTGAACTAAATGGTAATGCGCCAACAGTGTTTCCATTAGTTCCTTCGAATAGAAATGAAGTACTAGCAGCAGCAAAAAAGTCTGCGGCAGCTTCGCTATTCGTAGCAAGTACACCACCACCATGAACAGTATTATCATATTGGGCAGCTACTACACCACCAGCAGCATAATCAGCACTTACAAACGTCATAGCTAAAAGCATTTGTTTTACTACGATTAGTTTGTTAGCGCCTGGTGCAGCTATTAAAAGCTTAGGTGCATCATACATGCCATTAAACTGAGCAGCAGTGATCGAAACTGTCGTGTAAATCAAATTGGTGTTTGGAACGCCAAGTGTAGTGCTTGAAAATGCCAAACCATTACCTAATGTGACTTCTTGATATTCAGCACCAGGTGTACTTGTTGGCTCACCGATTAATGATCCGCCTGCCGCAGCATCCTGTAGTTTTGCATAGGTAACAGCATCATCAAGAATATTCGATGTACCGATAGATGTAGTTAAACCCATACTAGCTACTGTTACATGTGGAGAAACTGCGGTGACTTGCACAGCAAATGCTGCGTCCGTACCACTACCCCATATAATATCATTGACGCTTAAGTCGGCTGCCATTGAATCAAAATAATTAGCAGCAATGATAGTTGCAACAGCATCATTAGGACTGACATATGTAAATACATTGCATGTGTTTTCTACAGTAGATGAACCGCCGTAAGGAACAATCGTTTCTTGACCGGCATTCATTGAGGGCTGTTGACAGCCCCAGTTAGCAAGAGTAAAAGCCATGATTAAATTCTCCGTAAATTAATTAGATAGATGTTTCATCGCAATCGACTTCGATAATACCTAAATTATCAATCGTGATAGCGCCAGCCGAGAAAATACCATTTACCAACCAAGATGTTTCGCGAGGTAAATAGTTAATTTCAGTTCTGAAATCATGACCGATACCCATTCCAGTTGATTGTTTGTGCCAAGCAAATGTTTTCCTATTCACACCTGAAACAAATGGCAATCCGCCTTCAGCCATCTGAGGGATGATAATAATGTTAATCCCTAAGAATTCGCGCACAAACCCTTTATCTAATACTCTGTTCTGAGTATAGAAGGTTGATACGAAATGATCGTCAGACAATAATGCAGCAAAATTGCTAGCTGACATTGCCCAATATCTTTCTGGCAATGGCACCGCATTGTTATCGAAGAATTGAATCACTTGACGATATTTCGTGTAGGTGAGATTAACGCCACCGCTTACGACTGTTGATCCTGGACTTACGGCTAGCGAGTTAATGATGATCTGGTCTGATCGACGACCAAGAGCATTCGCGACTAACATGGCATTTTCCATCTTAGCATCGAAGTTAACCGTTAATTCCTGTACGGAGTCAACTGCGGTCGGTGCAGTATACTTTTGCAGGATAGCGGATGACTGGGTATAACCAGGGTCTTGGATCACAACCGTCTGTAAGTAACCAGTCGCTACGGCCTGAATCTGATTTACTTTACGGAAAGATACGGTTGAACCAATAACATCGCGACGAACGCGAACAGAATCACGTAATAAGAAACCGAGAGATTGATATTCAGCTTTTACAAGCGCATCAAACTCGACTTGTTGGACGGCTGTTAATGAAGTAGACATGCGATAAAACTCCTAAATAATTAATGAAATTAGATTTCACATCATATTTATGGGCTTTATGCACTTTTGATTGTCTCTTTCGAGGTCAATGCCTTAAAGTTGTCCACGTAATCAATGTTTAACTGTTTATAATTATAACAGGTTATGATCCCATCTTGTCAATATACCCAGAATTTTTAGAGGCGACTTCGAGCCGCGCTTGCAATTGCTTACGATATTCGGGGTCTTTCTTATATTTTTCTAGGTTATTTGATAGCTCAGTTTTTAAATCCTCAAGTGTCGCTGTATTGCTTGATGCACCATCATTACCGTTTGGAACCATTGTGCTACTACTCATCATTTTACCCCTTAGTTCTTCTAGTGCTTTGACTGCATCAGCATCGTTTAAATTTCTGGTTAATGCTTCATAGGATGGTTCAGAAAGATTTGCCTTAGCCCAGTTATCTAAAGTCGTTAATCGTTCCTTAGCATTCTCTCCAAGCTTCTTCGCTTCGGCATCATAATCGATCGCGTACTTATCCCAGTACGTATTCATGGATTCTACCATCTTGTCCATGACATCTTTCGGTACTCTTTTGCTCCGAGCAAAGTCTAAGAAGTCTTTAATCTGATCGGATTCTTTATCTAAATACTTTGAATTCGATAAGTCATATTCATCTGGAACGACAGCCATCTTTTTTTCTAATTCGTGGTAACTCTTGGCAAGATCGGCTACAGATTTAAACTTCTCATTCAACCATGATGGTCTTTCGCCGACGCCAGGTATCCCTTCATCAATAAAATAAGAAGGTGGCGTTACAGGGGTTTCTGATTCGCCTGTAGTTTCTGTCATTTATTAGACTCCGCTTTTATTCTTTGGTCATGTGATTGGTAGCATTGTTTTATAAGTCTGAACGCATCTTTAAAACCTTCCGACCAGATAACTGTTATTCCATAGTTAGGACTTTCTCTATTTGCTAGACTTGGAATTAGGTATCTTTCTTCGACATATTCTAGGAATTTTTTACCCATTTCGCTTGATAATAGTTCATAGCAAAGCTTATCGAACATAACTAATTCTGGATTATTTTTTAGTTTCTCACTACTGTCTCTATAACCTTTCGCATAATCTTCGGGTATTAAAAGAGGATTATCTTCTAATTGCATTTATATAAATCCTTATTGTGGTGGTGCGATGAATTGTTGACTTGGATTCTCTGGTTGTTCTGGCATCATACCTGATGAGTTTGCTAACTGTTGCATGTTATGTTTGTCCATTAAATCTTGCATCGTTTGTTTTACTTGTTCAGGCGTATTCAAATATCTCGAATCAACTTGTAATGATTCAGCTAACATATACGGTGTAGTTGCTGGATTAATATAAACTTGAGTAGCATCTGGCCCCATAACACCTTGCATGGTTTGAACATACTGAATAAACCGAGCGACATCTTGTTGGCCTTTAACTAAAGCAAGTGGTGATTTGTATTTGAATACAATCGGTACGCCTTCCATTTTAGGATACGGCAATTTACCCATTGTATGTAAGATATAGGCGAATCGTCTGATAACAGGCCATAAGAATTCCTGTTGTAATCGTGAGAATAAAGGCCCGATCTTTTGTGCGAGATTCTGTTGTTTAAGTGATAACTCGTATGCTGTTTGCGGTTGAATACCAATAGCATCCTGTGGTTGCTCTGCAAACAATAATGATTTTATCTGCATTCTCAAATCAGCAATTGTTAACTGAGCAAAATTCGCATCTGATGAATTAGGTAATGGCATTAATGGGGGTGAACCACCTGTACCAATAGGAGCAATAGGGATAATAGAAAATGGTTCTAAACGAAATGTATGAGGATTAAAGACGGCATCAGAGAAACCCATATATGGTCTAAAGACATTTAAGTTAGCTGATGCTAATTCAATGCGTGCCATTTCATTTAAACTGATGATTGATGGTAATGCTTCCATAACAGGGCCACGGCCCCACGTTTCATTATTGGTTTTTTGAAATCGCCAAATGATTCCAGGATTAGATTCAAGGAATTCATGAAATAATAATCCGCTTCCGCACCATACAGCATAACAATAAGGCTTAGGTTCTTTCGGAAAGTAAGCGACACCTTCATACAGGTTTTTAACTTTAGCATCTGAATCGGCGAGCATATCTGCCATTAAATCAGGTGTTAAAGTAAGATTAGGCCATCTAGTATTTAACTCAGAAATCTTTAAGTTTTGCCATGTTCTAAACCATGACTCGATCTTACCGTTGACCGCTTCTTCAATGGCTAGTTTATCCATTGGTATGCTAGTACAAAGGAATGGATCACGGTCATTGTATTTATTAATGACTAATGCTGATGTTCCTATGCAAAGATCGTAATAACATTCATTAACGACAACATCGAAGTTGGACGCATGAATATAAGTAAATAATTGTCGCATGTACTTATTTAAAATTATCTGGGCGGCTTCTAAGCGATCTCTCTCTGCGTCAGGATCATCAACCATGCTTTCTTCTACTTCAAGATAACCCCACTGTGTTTGTGGTGGCGTCATAGTGTCGTGAAGTTTGGATACGAATGTTTTAACGCCTTCTACGGCTGTCGTGTCATAAACGCGAGTGTTTTGAATAGTACCTTGAAATTCTTTACCTGGTAGATAATATCGATTTCGGAAAGGGACTGCATAAAAGAAAGAAGCTTGCATTATAGGAATCCAAAGGTCAGCTACATATTTTGCAGCATTGTACCTTTTCCGTAATGCTTCTAATAATGTGTTCGGCGTTCCTAGCGTACCTTGTCCTTGCGATGTATCCATTAAACGCTTCCTAGTTTATTGGGTAATCCTGGGCTTGATCCAATACCAGAATTTAATAAGCCGCCTGTCGGTCGATAGTTATTTCTTAATCCTCGAATTTGTTTCTGTTGGATTAAACGTCGTTCATTTGCTTGTTCTTCTCTTAGGCGTTTATTTTCTAAACCTAATTCGCGATTCATTTCAACATTTTCTTTAAATCCTGGTTCTGCCTTTTCACCCTCTCCCATAACAAATCTTTTCAATAATCCGAACAATCCACCTGCCATGATATTCTCTCCTTACTAAATCCATATATGAACGTAAATCGTTTTTTCAGCGAATTCACTTGGCTCGATTTTCCTATCTACATAAACAACGCGCCAAGGGATATTAATCTTTTTTCGTAATTCCTTTATCTGCGAAATGATTGTGGGCATTTGTATTTTCAACCATCGTCACTAAATCAGATTTTA